TCAGATGAATTCAACGAACTGCCAGAAGATGCTTCTATTGAAGAAATAAAAGAGGTTTTAGATGACCTTTTGGAAACCGATTTATCCAAAGAGGAATTAGCAGAAGTTCTTGATGACGTATTTAATGATGATCTATCTGATGAAGAAACAATTGAATTAGCCAAGGAGGTTCTGAAGGGAGAACTTGACGCAGAAGAATTTGGTGCTGTAATTAACGCCATTTTTGACGAGGTGGTAACTGACGAAGTTTTAATTGAAACATTTACGGCTGTTTTGGAAACGAAGCTTGATGACGAAAAGTTTGAAGCAGTTGTAAACATTCTTGAATCGGAGACTATTTCTAAAGAACAGGTTGCTGAAGTAGTTACTTTGATTATTGAACAAGAAGGCGGAGTTACTGAGGAACAAGCAACAGAACTTGCAACAAGCGCAAAGGTGTTGGAGAGCATTGACGGAGAACAAGCAACGGAAGTTTTTGATGCCGTGGTTGCGTCTGAGGTGTCGCCAGAAGATGGGTTAGCAATTTCAAAAGCGGTTCAAGAAGCGCCCAAAGAAGTTAGAAAAGCATTTGAAAAAGAACTTAATGTTTTTGAAGGTGTATTTGATGTGTATGTTCCCATGGGTTCTAGGGTTCCAGTGGGTGAACGCCGCGTCATTGTTGGCGTGGGTGCTGTATTATTGAGTGCCCCAGTTCGCATACGAGTTGGGTAAGGTTAACTAATTAAAATCGCATTAGAGGCCTCTAGGGGGCCATTACAGGCGACAAAACACCATATGGGCTACCTGACAGCGGACTTTACCAAAACTAGCGTATATGGAGTTTTATGGAAAATGTTAAAAAAGAGTTAAAAGGTCTAATTTGGACTTTGGCCGGAACTGGGTTGGTGTTGATAACCCTATCTGGAAGTACTCGTACAACTGGCATTTGGATTAGTGTTGCTGCTATAGTGCTCTCGCTAGGAAGTGCGTATTTATCTAAAGACGAGTAAAGGTACATGAGTCGGAACACAATAGGGTTTTTAACACACGACTGGGCATTCGGAACAAAACCATTACAACCTAATGGATGTGCTTGGTATAGGTGTTTACTACCAATGCGCGAATTAGAAAAATATGGTTGGCGTGTTGGTATTGGTTTGCCACAATTTAATGAAGAACACGGTTTTGGAATGATTTTGAACGAGTCCCAAGCCGTGCATGGTTGGGATGTTTTGGTGTTTAAACTTCTTATGAGAAAAGAAGTGGCATCAGCAATGCCGCTTGCTAAAGCCCTTGGTCAAAAAATAGTTGTAGATATTGACGACTTTTTTGATGGTTTAGACGAAACTAATCAGGCTTATGCTGTTACTGACCCAAAAAGAAATTCAGAAAATAATCGTGAACATTACAACTTTATTATTGCTCAAGCAGACGCAATAATAACATCAACACCATTTTTGTACGACTACTACAAAGTAAAATATAAAAACGTTTATCTTGTACGAAATGGTATTGATTTACCTAGGTGGGTGCGTAGAAGAGATAGGGCAGCCAGTAGACCGACAATTGGTTGGGTGGGCGCAACCCCCTGGAGATCCAGGGACTTAGAAACTTTGTCTTCTTGGATTGGACCATTTATAAAGAAAAACAATTTATTGTTTCACCATTCTGGTTATACCAGAAATTCGCCCCTAGCTAGGGAGCAGTTAAAAATAGACAAGCAACGTTGCACGGATACCCCATTATGTCCAATTAGGGAATACCCTAAATTGTTTAACAAGATAGATATTGGAATTGTTCCTCTTAATGATTTACCCTTTAACCACGCTAAGTCTTACATAAAAGGACTTGAATACGCCGTTTCTGGAGTGCCTTTTGTATCTTCCTATTCTCCTGAATACGAGTATCTAGCGAATGCGGGTGTTGGCAGAGTGGCTCATAGTGCTGAAGAATGGCAGTACCATTTAAAGGAATTAATGAATCCACAACTTCGTAAAGATGAAGCCGACGTCAATTATGAAATAGTAAAAGAAAACTTTACAATGGCCCAAACTGGTGCCGATTGGCACGAGGTAATGACTAAAATACTAGCTTTGTAGATTGTTCTATAATATGATCCATGGCTAGAAAAAGAGGAATTAATCCTGACGCACGCAACCGGATTAAGGCCGCGCTTCAAGACTCCAAGGCTTCTTTTGCACTTTCGTCAGACGAGGCTAAAGAAGCGTTGTTTTACAAAGAAGAACGTTTTGACCCATGGGTCGCGGCTACGCAAGGCGCTGACAATGAAGACCCTAGTCAATTGGGTGAGCGTACAAACGGACAAGACAGCACACGATTGTTATCTGCTCAATATTTTTTTAATAAAGAAACTTTAATTGGCAATATCTATTTAAAATTTAGAGGACAGGCAAAAAGAACAAACGGGCCTTATTACGTATTTAATAATGTTCCAGCGTTTGTTGCAAAACGCTATATGACCGCATTGTCCAAAGGTAAAACGTTTAATACGATGGGGTTATCCGGAGGGTATACGCGAGACATGACTAAATTTGCTCTAGAACCAGCAACTCCATTTGGTGCAAAAATTCAAAGAGGTAACTATGGAAACGTTCCTCCAATTCCAGGAGTTCCTAGAGCTAATCCTCTTTCAGAGGAAGATTACGAGTCGGGCACTGGAATACCACAACAATCCGCTGATGGACCAGCACAAGGAAAATTGTTTTAATTAACGCTAGGCTACACAATATGTCTATTAACACAGTTTACGGTTTTTGGTTTGTCTATTGGATAGTTCGTGATACTGCAACCAGTTCAACACCTAGATTAGCCATTGGTTGGCTTCGTGAATTGGGTGGGTATTGGCGTGTTGGAAAAGGGATTCAAATTAAAACAGGAAAATACATTACACAAGTTGGTGTTTGCAAAAAACGAGAATTTACAACCGAAGAAGAGGGGACGTTAAGCGTCCTTGAGGGTAGGATGATGACAACATCTACTAGTGAGATTGGAGATTGGCGTTGAGATTGTTTAAAACTACTAAGTTGCTGACTGAGGAGAAGGAAAGAACTCGTGCACAACTTCGTGCGGAGAGATTGGATACTTCATCTTTGTATACATGGATGGATAATTCCATTATGTCCTTGGGAGCTTCCTTTGATAATTGGCGCTTTAAGGACGCTCCATCAACGGAAGTTTCTTCGTGCATAGAAGCCATTGCTGTGGTATGGTCGGAAATTGAAAAGAGGAAAAATGACAGACACACGTAGATCACCAGAAGAGCTAAAAATGGACAAAGTCGTAACAATGTTGCGAAAGATGGCAAACGATATTGGATCGTTTCCTCACAACAACATAATTAAACGAGAAGATTACCGTTTGATTGCCGACGTTGACGACCTTTATAATTTTCTGATATGCGTTGAAGACCTTTACGAATACCACAAAGGATTAGTACGCCCAACAGAAGCACACCCGGACCAACTATCGTTATTTGAGATGTAGTGTATCCTTGTATGAATGAGCGAAACACTAATTGACGAACAATTACCAGAGGATTTAGTTGAAGAATTAGACGAAACCTCGGCTGAGTTTGTAGAAAACCTTGTCACAAAACTAGTTTTATTTACAGAACAGTTCTGTGATGTTGAGTTTTTTCCCTATCAAATTCCAATTGCTTATCGGGTAGTTGAATCTATTGTGCTGGGTGACGGCGAAGAATTAACGCTAATTGCAACTCGTCAAAGCGGTAAATCAGAAGTCATTTCTAATGTGCTTGCAGCCATGATGGTTATTCTTCCAAAATTGGCTCCTGTATATCCAACATGGTTGTCTAAGTTTAGTAAGGGCTTTTGGTGCGGTGTTTTTGCTCCCGTTGAGGACCAGGCCGATACCGTGTTTAGCCGCATAGTTAATCGTTTGACGTCAGACCATGCTTTGACCTTTTTGTTAGATCCAGAGATTGATGACACTACCAAAGCTGGTGGCACGCGAGGTAAAGGAAAGATTCTAGCTTTAAAAAATTCTGGATCATTGTGCCGTATGCAAACTTGTAACCCTAAAGCCAAAATTGAATCTAAAACGTATCATTTTGTGTTAATTGATGAGGCTCAAGAAGCTGACGAATACGTAATTGCCAAATCTATTAAACCAATGTTGGCGTTTAACAACGGAAGCATTATGTTAACTGGCACTGCTTCTCGTACCAAATCTTATTTTTACAAGATGATTCAATACAACAAACGACGTATGACTAGCAGTAAAAGGAACATGAGAGACTGTCACTTTGAGTACGATTGGCGAGTTGCCTCTAAGTACAACCAGAACTACTTAAAGTTTATTGCCAAAGAAAAACTACGAATTGGTGAAGATTCTGACGAATTCCAAATGTCTTATTGCAATCGTTGGATGCTTGAAAAGGGTATGTTTGTCACCGAAGAGCGCATGGAAAGACTGTACGAACCGTCTATGCCGCTGGTTAAACAATGGTGGAGAACACCCGTAGTTGCCGGAATTGACGTTGCTCGTTCCAATGACTCTACGGTGGTAACTGTCGTGTGGGTGGATTGGGACCATCCAGATCCGTTTGGTTTCTATGAACATAGAGTTTTAAATTGGTTAGAAATCAACGACCAGGAATGGGAAAATCAATACTTTCAAATTGTTGATTTTTTGCGTAATTATGAAGTTTGTAAAGTTGCTGTAGACGCCCAAGGTGTTGGTGGTGCGGTTGCCGAACGTCTTCAAATCCTTTTGCCCCACATAGAAGTAACGGCTACACCATCTGATTCAAAAAGTCAAAATGAACGATGGGTGCATTTGACCGAATTAATTCAAAGAGAGCAACTTATTATTCCTGGGCATTCTAAGGCCCGACGCACTAAAATGTGGAAACGATTTAACCAACAAATGAATGATTTGGAAAAAGTTTACAAAGGTCCGTATATGATGGCAGAAGCCCCTGACGAAAAAGGAGCTTTTGACGACTATCCAGATTCTCTTGCTTTGGCATGCTCTACAACCCTGCACGACACCATGCCTACGATCCAAGTTGGGGAAAACCCATTCTTTAAATAATGGTATTCTTTAATATCCGATTAACTCTAAGGAGTGACACATGACAGTATCACCAGCACCTATGATCCCAGAAACAGGTCGTAACGAAATTATGTTTGAAGGCGAGTACGCCCCAAGCATTACAGGCAACAAGGGTCCGCTTCGCTTTGAAGAAGGCATTGCTACAGACACCGACGTTCCAAACGACTTTGCCAAAGGCGCATACGAGGACACAGCTCCATCGCCAATGCGAATGAACCAAAACAACCCTGAAATGTTCTACAAGCATGCCGCAGATACCATGCGCGAGCGTGCACACGTAGGTTCGGCTTCGTGGGTTGAAGCACCATCGGTTCTTAGCGAGTTTGTAGAAGGTGCCATGGCTGGCGACGACATGCCGAAGTGGGAGTATTCCTACAACAGCGGTAGCCACATGAACCGTCCGAACGTAACCGTTGTTAACGATTAACAATGGAAGGCGGAGCAGCTTCCGCATCTGAGTCCGGCGGTCTTACATCTGGAGACAGCGGTCTTACAGGAACGCAGGAACTATCTGAGAGTATTGCGCAAACCTACGGGCTAAGTCCTGTAGGCGCGTTTAGCCCACGGGGTTACAAAAGTAGAAAAGGTATTTTTAAAACCCTTGTTTTGCGCACCCCACCAGCATATGCTGAACTACGAGAACGACGACATCCATTTGTTCTTAACTCGTATTTGAAAAACACACTTGGCGTTTCGGTTTACCAACCAACGGGTTATGCTATGCCAAAGAACTTGGCAGGCTCTGGTTCGCAACCAACTGCGCTTTCTAATCAACAGTTTGTAGAAGAACCTGTAGACCCAGTTGATTCCGCATTTGGCACCCAATCTCCGCACCTAGATGCTGGTGTTCGTGACGTTAAACGCCCGGAAGACGAAGGTAGGCTAAGTAAAGAAACCGATCTTCGTAGGCGGGCATTGCACGTTTCAAAAGGTCGCAAAGACAAATACGACTACGGGAGTTAACAACATGGCTAAGTTACCGTCGCTAACAGACATTATAAACTCAGTGTCTGAGTCTGAATACAGGCAAGCAATGTCAACAAGAAATACCCGAAAGGCTGTTTTTGACGATTGGAAGAAATTTAAAACTTCTAAAATAATTCCTGGCTATAAAAAACCTGGTGGCAAAGGTCTAACTATGGTTAGTGGCATGGACACTGACGATGATGCGCTTGATTGGAACGCAAAAATAGCTAAAAATGCAACCCATCCAAATTCTAAAATTAATGTAGTTCATGAAATGGGAGTGTCTTTAGCACACGCTGAGACCAGTGGGATATTTGATGCGTGCGCTGGTTGTAGAACAGCAGAATGTGAAAAACTGTGCAATGCAGAAAGTGGTCATGGAGGCATTAACAAAAAAGGAAAAGATAATGCTGTAATTAGAGCGCAAAAGATTCGTTCTGCATATTGGGAAGAAAACCCACAATTTGCAGGAGCACTTACAATCATGCAAGCTCGTAAGGGTGCAAGCGCAGCACGCGCAGAAGGATTAATTCCCGCTATTCGTTTTAATATGTGGTCCGATGTGCACTTGCCTTCAACAACACTTGCTGGTCCTTTTGTTCATGATCTATCTGGTTTAGGGAAACAAGATCCTGAAGCAATCGGCGCAGCTAAAACGGTGCCAATGTTGACGCACACTAATTACACAAAGAGAACAATGAACAGAGTACTTCGCCCTGGTGAAAAAGAATTTGACGCTGACAACCCTGAAAATTATATTGAAACGGGAAGTATTAGCGATCAAACCCCTGTCAAACGGGTGCAACAACGGGTAGCCGTTGGAAAAACAGCACAAGCGCCAGTATGGGCAATGCCAAGCCAAGTAAAACCAAATACTTGGACAATGCAAGATTCCCATGGTAATAGAGGAACTTTTAAATCTTACGATGCAGACGCAAGTGATTCCAGATTTCTTGACGAAGAACTTGGGTATGGTGGACAAGTTGGGTTGTTGCGTCACAAATTAACTCCAGCATTTAGAGAATCTGATTACAAAGCTGGTCCATCTAGTTTTGTACGACCACTTGATCCAGATGCCCCAATAGGTTCTCCTACTGGAATTCCAAGAAAATACGCACAAACAACACCAGTGTCTGTCAGTCGCAAACCGTCAAGGAAGCAGATGTAATATGACTGAGGCTTGGGCAATAGTTATCGCCGCATCAATTCCTGTTTTGGCTACGGGGATTGGTTGGGTAATAAGACTTATTACCACCCTTGCAAGGACGAATAGAGATGATCACAACAAGGTCATGGAAGAGATGAAAGTGTTGACAAAGAGCGTCAAAAAAGTAGGAAAGAAACTAGATAAACACATAGATTGGCACGCTTATGAAAAATAAAGATTTGTTTATTAATGTTCTTCTTAGAATACTTGCAACTTTTGCCGCATCTGGTTTGGGTGTAATTGGTGCAGGCGCAATTGCCGGAGTGCCCTTATGGAAGGCTTGTTTTATGGCTGGTATCGCTGGTGTTGCTTTTGTTGTAGAAGGACTGTCTCGTTCTTTCCTAGATGACGGTAAACTTACGCTTGAAGAAATCAATGATGTCTTTAACAGGGTTGACGGCAAGGATTCTGAAGTAAAAGAAGAACCAAAGAAACCAAAGAAACCAACTAAAGTTAAAGTAAAGGATGTACAATGAGTAAAGTTGCATGGAATTACATAGTTCCTATTGTCATGCCCAAAGATCTTAAAGGAGTTGAACCTGGAAAATTGCCCGAATCCTTGCTTAGACCAATCCCCGGCGGAGGAAAGCTCCACTGGCTTGCAGCAAACGCATGGAACGCAATGGTCGCCAAAGCCAAAGCAGACGGACTTGAACTCAAGCCGACATCATCGGGCGACCTCTATCGCTCTTACGAATCGCAATTGGCGGGTTTTAAGCAGCGCTACGTTTTGGAACCGATTGCAGGAACAAGCACAAAATCATTTGAAGGAAAAACCTGGTATCTAAAAAAGGGTATGGCAATGCTTGCTACCCCAGGAAAGTCAAACCATAATCTTGGTATTGCCGTTGATGTGCATTCAGCAGGAGAATCAAAACGTCTTAATTGGCTAATTGCCAACGTCAAAGATTTTGGATTTTCATGGGAAGTGGTTCCCTCGGAACCCTGGCATTTGCGCTATGTATGTGGTGATAACCCACCCCCAGCAGTCGTTGCCTTCACTAGCGGACAACCAGCGGCTGCAGCGCCTGTTGTCAATTTAGCAGTAGCCCCACCAGTTGCTGCGCATAAAGATGAAAACAAAGAACTCCAACAAGCCCTTAAAGACAAAGGTTTCTATAATGGTCCTGTTGATGGGAACATTGGCCCTAAGACTCAAGCGGCCATTAAGACATTCAAAATTGCAAACAAACTTAACGCCGACTCCGTTGTTGGTCCAAAGGTAAAAGAACTCCTAGGCCTAAAATAGACATTACAACACTATGTTGACGACACGTCATTGGGTTGATAGTATGCCTATATGCGGGTTTCAGACATTGATCTAATTGTTTACTTTTTACGCAAAGTCTATCCAGGGAAAATGGAAGAGGAAACGTTAGTAAACTTGATAGACAAGCTGTTGTTGGAAAAGAAAAACAGGTTGGCCAAAAAGGAAACAAAATGACCAAAGGTACGCAAAACGAAACACTGCTTTCAAAATTAGCGGTGATGTCGCAAGAAGTTGAAGCACCTTGTCCACTGGGTAAAATTCACAAACGATTGGACAAAGAAACAGCGCAGGCTTTTATATCTGCATTACAAAGCCCCGCTTCAACAACTCAAATACATAAAGCATTAATTTCAGAAGGATTCTCAATAGCAAGAACCACACTCAACCATAAACGTCATTGTTTTAAAGCGGGAACAGATGACCAATGTTTATGTTTTCCTAATAACTTGGAGAAAAAGCAATGAGTAATTTACAGAGCAAATTAACTAATATCACGTCTGAACAAGAGAAGAAACAACGCAAGGATAAATTGATTAGTTCTTTAGCGGATGTGTTGCTTGAAAAAAACATTGATGTATCTGAAATAGGTGACCTTAAAAAAGTTACCGTTACGCAACGCTTTTCTAAAGATAAAGAGGGTGAACCACAAACTCAAGAAACAGTTGTTGTCCAATTGTCTCCTAAGTGGGAAATTGGTCCAGAGTGGCCTTTAGTAAAACAAGGACCATCTTTTAAAATTCCAGTAAACAAGGCATCATCTAAACCAGTCACTGGATTTAAAACATGCGTTGTTGTTCCTGATTTACAAATAGGTTTCTATCGTGGAAGGTCTGGAGAATTAGAAGCAACCCATGATGAGAAAGCAATTTCTGTTTCGTTGGCAATAATAAAAACAGTAAAGCCAGACGTAATTGTTTGCGTTGGCGACAACTTAGATTTGCCAGAAATGGGAAAGTATCTCACGTACCCAGCGTACGCACAAACGACACAAGCATCAATTGATAGAGCAACTGCTTTTTGTGCAGAGATGCGAAACACTGCGCCCAACGCACAAATTGTTTGGTTGGCAGGTAACCACGAAGAAAGAATGCCTAAGTACTTGCTTACCAATGCTGGAGCCGCTTACGGTTTAAGGAAAGGAAACATTCCAGAATCTTGGCCAGTATTAAGTATTCCCTACCTATGCAGAATGGATGAATTTGGTGTTGAATACCGACCAGGTTATCCAGCATCTGATTTTTGGGTTAATGAAAAATTACGAGTAATACATGGAGATAGAGTTAAGTCATCAGGATCAACAGCACACGTTTATTTGAATGCGGAGAAAACAAGCGTAATTTATGGACACATTCACAGAATTGAAACTGCGTATAAAACTAGAGAAGACTTTGACGGTCCTCGCACGATCATGGCGGCGTCGCCTGGTTGTCTCGCTCGTATTGATGGCGCTATCCCTTCTACTAAAGGTGGCGTAGATCTAGACGGGCGACCACTGACTCGCTATGAAAATTGGCAACAGGGCCTTGGAGTTATCACTTATGAAGACACTGGGGCACATAAGTTTGCTTACGAAGTAATTCCAATTTACGATGGTTGGGCCATGTATCACGGCAAAGAATACAGTGCATAAAACACATGACAACAATCATTGCTATTCAAGGAGATGGGTTTTCGGTACTTTGTGCTGACTCTCGTATCAGTGATTCTTACGCTGATGGATTGATTTTACAGATAGGAACTTTGCGTGAAGGATCTGGAAAAGTAGCAGTCAATGGAAAATACCTGTTAGCAACTGCTGGTGACCTTAGAGCAATCAACATTCTCCAACATGTGTTTCAACCACCAACGCCAACGCCAAACACTAGAGGCAAAAAACTAGATCAATTTATTACCAGTAAATTCATTCCGGCATTACGAGAATGTTTTGATTCTCAAGGGTACTCGGTTCCTGACCGTGACGACAAAGAACACATGGCTGAACAAGGGTCAACTATTCTTTTGGCGATAAACGGAACGCTGTATCTAATTGATGGAGACTATTCGTGGTATTCCGATTTTACAGGATTGTACGCAATTGGCACTGGTTCCGCATACGCTCTTGGGGCATTACAAGCTTTAGTGCATAACAAAAAACAAACGGTGATCCAAGCAAAAGCCAACGCCATAAAAGCCATAGCAATATCTGCTAAGTTTGACCCCTACACGGGTGCGCCATACCACACCTTTGTGCAAGAATACGAAGTACGCAGTAAATCGCGTAAACCTGTATAATTAATCAACCAACAAAAGGAGTAATACCATGAAAACAGCTCATGTAGACGCAACAGCAAAAGGAGCCTTGCTAGGCTTGTTGACATATGTCGGTACAAAATACGACGTTTCAGCAGAGGTAGTAGCCGCCTGTGTTCCAGTAGCAGCTCTTGCTCTGTCATTTGTTTCAACCAAAATTGGTGACAAAAACACAACTATGCTGATTGACTTGGCTGCTAAAGCCGCAGCCGCAGCTCCGGCAAAACCTGCTGCCAAAAAAGCCCCAGCAAAAAAGAAGTAATATCTTATTACTTTCTTAAAGAGGTTTTAAATGCCTATTGATTTTTGGTCCCCGTCCTATAGGGCTGCATCTAGTGATCTAACAGTTGCTATCAGCCCTTTAGGATTGGTTGAACTTGCCGACGAAGAGTTTGAAGTTCACGGCCCACGCCTTAACCGCTACTCTGCTGCATGGGCTTGGTATCTAGGACACCATTGGTCATATCGTCGCGAAATGGGCGACAACAACATCACCATGAATTATGTCCGAACAATGTCGGACTTCATCACTAATTTTTGTTTTGGTAAAGGAGTTCAATTTAAAGTTCCTGAACAAAACCAAGCGATCATTCCACAACTTCTTCATGAAATTTGGGATAACCAAAACAACAAACATTATTTGCTTTGGCAGATGGGGCAATTAGCCAGTGTTACTGGAGATTGCTTTGTAAAAGTTGCGTATGACGAACCATATGCAGACGGTGCTGGTGTTGTTCGTCCAGGTCGTGTTCGTATTTTGCCTCTTAACCCAGCCCATTGTTTCCCTGAATACCACCCACATGATCGTGAACGTTTGCTGCGTTTTAAGCTTAAGTATCGCTTTTGGGGCACATCCCCAGAGGGTACTCGTCAGGTTTATACATTTACAGAAATCCTTACCGACGAGTTAGTTCAACAATACGTAAACGACGAACTAATTGATTCTTATCCAAACCCAATTGGTACAGTCCCTATTGTTCACATTCCAAACATAACGATTACTTCGTCACCTTGGGGTCAATCAGACATTTGGGATGTCATCCAATTGAATCGTGAACTTAACGAAAAGATGACTGAAGTTTCAGACATCATCAATTACCACGCTGCTCCAGTAACCATTATTACTGGTGCAAAAGCAAGCCAACTTGAGCGGGGACCAAAGAAGGTTTGGGCTGGTTTGCCAAAGGATGCACAGGTATTTAACCTTGAATCTCGTGGAGAAATGGCTGGAGCGCTTGAGTATATTCAAGTGCTTAAACGAGCAATGCATGAAATTACTGGTGTTCCAGAAACGGCACTAGGACAATTTCAACCAGTATCCAACACTTCTGGCGTTGCTTTGGCAATTCAATATCAGCCTTTGATGAACCGTTATCTAATGAAGAAAGTGCATTTCACTAACGGTCTAGAGAAACTTAATGAAATTATTATTAGAACAGCAGCAGTATTTTTGCCAGAGCTGTTGGTGTACGACGCATCACAATCAGCAATGCCGGAAGCAGATCAACTAACGCAGTTAGATCCAATGGACCCAAATATTTACAAGACAACGATTCATTGGCCCGAACCACTTCCTGTTGATGCACTTATCAAGCTTAATGAAGCCCAGGCAAAGATGGCATTGGGTATTGAGTCCAAGAAAGGTGCTCTTCGTTCACTGGGCGAGGAGTTCCCGAATGAAAAGATGATTGAAATCTTTGACGAACTTATGGACGACGCAATTGACCAGGGTGCACTTGATATGGTACGTGCACAAATTGGTCAGGCAGTGATGCTTGCTACAGGCCTATTGCCTGACGCATCTGGCATGCAAACGACTTCTGCTGGAGGTGCTAATGTATCTAGTGCGGGAAGTTCGGGAACGGGCGGACCGCTTCCAGGTGTTGGTGGTATTCCACCAATTGAGGAAGATCTAATTAATAAAATGACTAGTCGGGCATATGGCGCAAGGTTTGCACAGCGTCGTATTCCTGATGAAGACAAATAATTCGTTAACTACATCAGTAAATATTCGCTAAACAACACATAGGAGAAAATTATGGCAAAGCGAGAACCAGATGAAATCACCATCCCTGCAGTTGCAGTTGATGCGTTTAATGAGGCGGCTCAACAAGTAGCCCCAAATAATCAAGTTACCCCAACGGGTAAAACTTTTTCTGAGGCAGATGTTGAAAACATCCGTAAGCAGGAAAAAGACAAGATGTACAAGCGTCTTGAAGAAGCCGATGCGCGAGCAAAGGCAATGGAAGAGCAACTCAAAGTCCTTGCACAGGACCGTGAAGCAGCTATTAAAAAAGCTGAACAAACGGCTCGTGCTGAGGAAGAGGCTCGCAAACAACGTGAGTTTGAAGAACTTACATCCAAGCAATTGTTGGCAAAAACTGAAGATGAGTTTAACGTCAAGATTAAAAACATTGATGCTGAATGGCAAGCTCGGTTTGCAGCAATTGAAGAGGATCGCAAGTCTCAACAGGCGTTGCTTGATAAAGAGCGCGAATTGCGCGAATTAGAAACCTATCGTCAGCGAAAGCTTCACGAGGAACAAGAGAACATCATCCCAGAATTGATTGATCTTGTTGCTGGTAACACTATTGAAGAGATAGACTCTTCAGTAGAGATCCTGCGCCAACGCAGTGCTGCTATACTTCAAAGTGTCCAACAAGCGACGCAACCACGCCAACTTAAAGGCGTATCGGTTACTTCGCCGGTGTCTGGGCCAATGGAAAACCAACAGGAATACCAAACGTTGAACGCGGATGATATCCGAAACATGACCATGGACCAGTATGTTAAAATGAGAGACAGGCTATTAAGTTCACGATCCAACAAAGGTCGTTTTTAAGGTCCAATATTCAACATGAAATTTAGGAGATAAATTATGGCAATTCCAGGCCCAGCAGGTGGTGCAATTACTGGAGCAAACCTCGCGGCAATAGACACGACTGGTTACTCAAGTGATGCAACACTCTCACCAGCAATTCAGCAAATTTGGTCAAAAGAAATTTTGTTCCAAGCAATGCCTGTTCTTCGTTTTGAACAGTTCGCAGTAAAGAAGACCGAACTTGGTGTAATGCCTGGTTTGACAATCAACTTCATGCGATACACCAACCTTGCTGTTGACCAAAACAATGGCGCGACCCTTACTGAAGGTGTTCGCATGGAGCCAGTCGCTTTGTCAGCATCGCAGATTCAAATCACGGTTGGCGAACAAGGCAAGGCTCTTGCCGTAACCGAACTGTTGCTTAATGCATCGTTTGACGACGTAATGGCTTCATCAAGCCGTTTGCTTGGTCGTCAGATGGCACAGTCAATGGACATTCAAGCACGTAACACGCTCTATCAGAACGCTGTTCCGTTCGGTGGTGGCGACGCAGTTCCGCCAAGCGTTGTCTTTGGTCGCCTTACCAATGGCGCAACACGTGGTTCAATTGCTCCTTACGAGTACTCGGCAGTTGGTACCTACAACGCTCCTGGCTACCTTTCACCTGCAACAATTAAAGATGCAGTTGAAATTCTTGCTGGTCAGAACATCCCACGTCTTGGTGACACATACGTGTGCTTCGTTCACCCATCACAGAGCCGTGCGCTTCGTGACTGGCCGGAATTCATTGAAGTAACCAAATATGCTGCTCCAGGCAACTTCATGCTCGGTGAAATTGGTCGTCTCTACGACGTAGTGTTCATTGAGACAACTCAAGTTGTACAAGGTGGCGGTCCTGCAGACCTTGTGTCGGGCACGACTGGCGCCCAAGCACCAACAGCAACTTCATACAGCGCCATCATGATTGGTGACAACGCTTTCGGTCACGCTATTGCATTGCCAGTAGAACTCCGTGACGGTGGTGTCATTGACTTTGGTCGTGAGCATGGTCTTGCTTGGTACGCAATTTGGGGCTTCGGTATGATCACTGGAGAATCCCGTGTTGTAATTAACACCAAGGGTGGCGCAATCGGCGCTTCGTAATTATCTCTAAGATGTAAGTGGGGGGTAATACCCCCCACTTTATTCTTAACTACACAAAAAGGAACCAAAACATGGCACGTGCTAAAAAAGAAATTAAAGAATTTGTTGAACAAGACCAAAGTTTGTACGCGATTGAACGTGATGAGGCGGAAGTACTTGATCCAAATGCTAAAGACGACCTGGTATCAGCAAGGGTCAAAGGTAGTTGGGTTATGTTTTGGAGCCAATCAAGCTATTCATTTGTTGATGGTCAACGCTACAAACTTCCTCGTGAACTGTTTAACTATCTTAAGAAATCAGGAAACATCTACGACACGCTCTGAGGTTTAAATAATGACAGGATTTTTAGTACCGAACGCAAATCAATTTGGTGTATCAATCCAAAGTTTAGACCAAGCGGAACCTGACTCATTAGATTTTGAGATTGTTGGCAACAACCGTTATGCGGTGCTTTCTGGCTTAGATGCTACGTTTAACGCAGCATCCAACGGTTCAGCCATACTAACTACTGGCGAAGTAATTATTGACGGAGTGTACGGACAAGTATCCGGAACTACATTAAACTTTACAGCCGCCTCTGCTGACCCACGCTTTGATTTAATTGTTGCCCAAAATAGTTCTGGAGTGTTCTCATTGAATACTGTGATTGGTACTGCAGATGCAACAAACCCTATTTTTCCTGCAGTAGCCTCTACCCAAATTGTTCTTTATGCTTTGTACAGAAAATCTGGAGAGACTTTTGGAAACAACAGCGCTGTAGATAAACGAAAGTTAACTTCTACAGTTATTCGTAGCGGCACTGATGTTCCCCCGTCTGTTGGAGTAGATGGAGATTTATACATCAGAACAAGTTATTCCCCAGCAGTAGGCCAATCATCTTTGTACGTAAAATCTTCTGGATCTTGGCAAAACATTGGGTCGTACCCTCAAGCCACTCCAGAAATTTTAAATCCATTTTTGCTTGTTGGGTTGTGAGCGAAGAACTTCTCCCCACTCCCGCGGGAACTGTTGCAGACATTACAAGAGTTCGCCGCGTTAGTTTAGGTCGTTTTAGAGAACAACAACCCGCAATGAACCAAGAATTGCAAGACACGGTTCCTGGCGCTGGTTCTGGCGACCAATAATAAAGTAAACTGTTACCATGCAAACAGTATTTGACCCTGCTTCCGTAGAAACTATTACAGGAATTGCTAGAACGTTTTTAAGGGATTTTCCTAAGTTTTTTCAAGTATCGTTTAATGCGGTAGGTAGAACTTACGAATTAGGTAACCCAAACATTGACGCTGACTCTCTATGGGTTGCTTCATATACGAATAACGCCCCAATAACCATAACATCAAACACTTCTGCTAGTTCCTATTACTCACTAGATGCACGAAATGGCATTTTGCGGTTTAACCAAACTCCATCTGCTGGCGCAAACATCCTGGTTGAAGGGTACTACTACGAATGGGTTTTGCCTTCAGATCTTAAGTTTTACGCAAATCATGCTATTGAACAACATGTATATAATTTGGATTTGCCACTTGAAAAAATGTCTGGGATTGTCATTGACACCATTGGCATGAGTTGCGTCGTTGAAGCATTGTGGGGTTTGCTTACCGAATACAGCCGAGATATTGATATCACCACTTCAGAGTCGGTACACATCCCGGCAAGCCAGAGATTCAGAATGGTTCAAAGCCTACTTGATTATTGGTCAAAAGCATATGAGAAACAAGCCAAAGCTTTGAATATAGGTCTTGAAAGAATTGAAATAATGAATCTTCGCCGTGTATCTAGAAGCACAAACAGGTATGTACCTATATACAAACCCAAAGAGCTTGGCGAATATGGGCCAATTGAGCGCCTGTTTCCAGAGATTGGAGACGGTGTTATCAATATTGAAGAACCTGAAGATGAACAAATTAGCAATGTTTTTGTCACGGTTGAGCCTGGAACAACTCTAAACTCGTCTGCTATCTACGGAATATAAACAATGGATGGTCGTAGAGAACTTGCCCATATTCGCAAGAATTATCGTCAGTACCACCGACAAGTTGGGGAAACCATAGCGTGGTTTAGTTTTATTCCTTTTTCAGCTGAGGGCAGCGAATATGACGATGTATACGACGAAGGACCGTCTGGTGCAGACGGGAAGAAATACAAAGACAAAATCATCATTCCAGTACTGATGATTACTGAAACTGAGGATACAAAACGATCTATCCCAGAAGGTCGTCAACCAGTTCAGGTAGTAAACGTTGTTATGTCTATTGCTGATATGCGTGATGCTGGCGTTGATGAACCTTATGAATACCAACGTCATCTAAACGACATGTTTATGTACGACGCCAGGTATTACAGCGTTACTATGTACCGAGTTCGTGGTCGTGTAAAAGATGACGTATTGGTTGTTGTTGAAGGAATTGAAATTTATCTTAATGATGAAATGCCTAACGATCCAGGTCCTGCAGCGATGACCGTCAACGATTTTCCTTGGCCCGCTGCGTTGCCATCCCTTACCTGATAAACTGTAAATACTTAGCGTGCGCTAAGTAATACAACGCCTAGGGTTAAAGGAGTGCCAATGGTTGGCAAATCTACGAACGTATCCTCTACCCCTATTGTCACAGGTTGTCCAGCCCCAATTACATATCTTGCAGATCTTTTTTTGAACATGGAGGATCATTTGGCAAGAATTGTTGGGTCTGCTTTGTTTGAAGAAGAAAAACGAATTAAAAAGGAATTGCCCCAAAAAGAACCAAATTGGAAAGGTATTGCAAAAGATTTTAGTATTACTTGGGACTCTGAAGACCTATCTTTTGCTTATGCTGTTGCTGGAGCTTCCAATGCCAAAGCAGCTGGTTTAGAATACGGACCACCAGCAAAATCTTTGTTGCGTCACGAAATTCTTAATGCTAATAAAACTATCGGTAAATCCATAGATAGTAAAATTAAAACGTTTTTAGGTACAAACAAATGAAGACAGGATTCCTATTAGCCGAAGACGAGGCTATAAAGCTACGTTTTTCTAATTGCACGGTATCTGATGACCGTAACAATTCTAGGGAAGTGGACGTGTTTTTTAGGTACCCAGAGTCTGAAACTGAGCGCAATTACCCGTTTATCACAATTGAACTTATTGATGTGCTGCACGCAACAGACAGGCAACATTCTGATGTTTTAATTTATTCGGGAAATGCTGGTGGGTGGTCAGACAACCCAGCATATTTTGATTACTGGCCCAGTGTAAGTGCCAGTGTTACTGGCGGGTCAACTTTGTTGTACAAACAAACAGAAGAATTTATACCCGTAGACCTCTTGTATCAGGTGTCCACCTACTGCCGAACGGCCTTGCATGACCGCCAAATAACAGCCCGACTATTACAACGGGTTGTTCCTTTTAGGTACAATTCTATGCGTATTCAGGCAGACGATACGACCAGAAGATTTGACCTTTTGGACTGGACGAACGCAGACCTCTTAGATCAAGAATCTGGCTTTAGAAAACGCATATTTCGTAAAGTCTATACTTTAAAAATGTCAGCAGAAATAACGGGAGATACGTATAATGCCCTTACTACTGCTAAACCAGTGTCCACAATTAATAGTACAATTGAACATCAACTAACAGTTTTTAATGAGTAATATCTTGTACATACCAACATCAAATAGGAGTTATCATGGCATATGAGCGTCCAGGAGTATACGTTTCGGAAACGGCGTTTACTACCAACATTCAAGCAAATACAGGCGTTACCGCCGCAGCTTTTGTAGGCACGGCTGAACGAGGACCGACTTCACCAGCGTTGGTAACAAGCTGGGCACAATACACAAGTTTGTTTGGTGCGTTGGACAATACTTATGACCTTGGTTATGCGGTTTATCATTTCTTTGCAAATGGTGGTCAAGCAGCTTATGTCACACGTGTAGCTGACGCTTCTGCTGTAGTAGCTACTAGCAACATTCAAGGAACACCTACTGGAGGCAGTGCCGCTGACATTTGGAGACTTAATGCCAAATCTGTTGGCGTTTGGGGAAACGATTTAACTGTTGATTACACCTTTGATGACACTACATTGGTCACGCCAACAACAACTCCAAAATTTACAAAAGACACGTTGTTTACAGTTACTGTAAAACTTGACGGTGTGCAGGTGGAAGAATGGGCAGGACTGTCGGTTGACCCCGAAGAAAACAGATACATTACAACAGTTCTTGATCTGTATTCTTCCTATGTAACAACAGCAAGCGTTGCTGTTGTTGCTGCAGGTGCTGAACTTACAATTGATGGGTTGACATCATCTTCATATACAGTTACCAAAACTTTCGCATCCGGTAGCGAAGGAGGTGGCTCAATTGATTCATCAGATTGGGCAACGGCATTGAATGCTTATGACGCCAACCAACAATCGTTAATTTTTAACTTAGTTGGTCAAACTTCGTCTACTATTGTAAACAACGGAATTGCCAAAATGATTTCTAGAGGAAATTCATTCCTGGTTATAGACACACCGTTAACAGCAACTACTAAGGCTCTGTTGTCAACAGCAGTTGTAGGGTATACACAGTCAAGTTATGCAGCCATTTACGGACCCGCCCTTAAAATGTATGACCCAACTAAATCGGGTGCTGCAGCAATTCGCAACACCTTCTGTGGTGGTGCAGTAGTTGGTGCAATGGTGCGCTCTGAAGTTGCACGAGGCGTTGCTAAAGCCCCGGCTGGTTACGGTCTGGATTTGCGCAACGTATTTGGCCTTGTAGCAACACTTACTGAAACAGAACAAGGTTCTCTGTACAAGACAGAGCAACTGAATTTGTTTAGCATTGTTCCTGGGGTTGGTGTAATCATCAATGGTTCCCGTACACAAGCACGAAACACCACAGATAAATTCATCACTGTTCGTCGCTCACTTAACTTCCTAAAGCAAACATTAAAGGAAGCAACAGCATATGCTTTGTTTGAGCCAAATGACGAACGACTGTGGTCGGACATTAGCGTTAAGGTTTCGGCTATCCTTACTAACTTCTGGGGCACTGGAGGTTTGAAAGGTAAAACTACTGGCGAAGCTTTCTATGTTGTGTGTAACTCAACAAACAATACGGGACTTACGGTAGAAGACGGACAAGTAAATATTGAAGTTGGAGTTGCTTTGCAAACTCCCGCTGAATTCATTGTAATCACCATCAGTCAATTTACTGGTGGTTCAACGGCAACATCTATCTAGGAGATACCATGGCAAGAACACAACGTACAGACCCCCTTCGTAACTTTAAATTTACGGTTAAGTTTGTCCCACTTGACACAGCCCTTAGTACAAAACTGTCGGGCATTGGCGATTTGGGTTTTGCTCAAATGGGCGGTCTTTCGGTGCAGAATGAGTTGATTGCATATCGTGAAGGTGGGATGAATACGCACCCACACAAGATGATTGGTCAATCAGATTTTCCACCAATTTCATTTGCACGAGGAGCTTTTGCAGAACAAGCTCAACTCTACAAATGGCAAAAATTTATGCACTCATGGGTTGATGGTGGCGCAAGCGGTGAAGCGGGTGGTGCAGCAGGAGATACAACTAACTATCGTTGCAACATCATTGTCAAAGTTTTTGATCACCCTTACACTGCAGGTGACGCAAAATATGCGTACGATAGTTCGGACCAGAACACCGTTCTTAAACCAGGCAACATTAAACTAGCTTTTAAATTGTTTAATTGTTGGCCAGGTGCCTATGGTCTTAGCGACCTCAACGCTGGTGACAACGGTATTATGATTCAACAGTTGAACATTCATCATGAGGGTTTTATTGTAGCCTGGACATCTACCGAAATTGCAGCAATTGACACAACAAACTAATTAAAAACATAGGAGTATAAAATGGGTACACAACAAGAAGCATTAGCTGTCGCGGCGGCTATAGCCGACCCAGTTCCACGCATAGTATCAACACCAAACACCACTTTAGAATTAGTTTGTGGTTTTTTTAATGAAGCTTCTAAAGAGTGGGAAACTACGGCTGTAGTAAAAGAATTGACTGGTGAAGATGAGGAAGCATTAGCGGCACTAGACGCCGATGATGATTTGCTTTATGCCCAATACATGGCAGCACTTTTGAAACGAAGTGTCGTTACTGTTGGCAACATAAAGATATCTGAAAGACCAGACGTCATTGACGATCTCATCTTGGGTGACAGGGATTCTTTGTTTCTTGCAACGGTTCGTGCAACTTATGGTGAGAATCGTGAGTATGAAATAAACTGTCCTCATTGCAAAAAGTCAAACGACGTGTTAATTGAAATGTCAGAGTTTCCAATTAAAAAACCAAAAGGTAATCCTCAAGAACCAATCGTAGTAACTTTACGTAATGGAACAAAACAAAAGTTTCGTCTTGTTTCAGGAAAAGATAGCCAAACTGTTGGCAAGAAAGCAAAGAGCATTCCTGAACAGAATACAATCCTTATTTCTCGTTGCGCTATTTGGGACGCTGACAACAAACCAGCAGACGTTGAAAAATGGGCTAAGGGTCTTGGCATGAAGGATCGTGCCAAGATTATTGACAAGTTATTGGAAGCACAACCCGGCCCAGAAATCAAGGAGGTGGAAGCCCACTGTGCCCATTGCGAAAAACCTTTTCCAATCGCACTAAACTGGGCCTCCCTTTTATTCGGCTAATCTAGTAAGTACATATTGGGATTACGATGCTATTGCATCTGTTTACAAGGGCTTCTCGCTCAACGACATACAAAACATGACGGTGCGTCAACGCACCTATTGGGCGGCGATGAGCCGTTGGCGTAAACAGGAGTAATCATGGCAGAAAAAAACTTAGGAGACTTACGAGCTAAATTTAAAGTTGACGTTGACCAAATGGAAAAATTGGTCAAAGGCGTTAAATCCATTCGTACCGATTTTGATGCCTTGTCTAAAAGCCTTAAAAACGTCAATACTCAATTAAGTCAAACTTTAAAACATCTTCAACAAATTAAAGCCGCTGGAGGATTGCCTGGAGGTGGAGGTGGTTCACTAACTTCCGCCGCAGTCACTCCGCCTCTTGGTGACCCAAAAACTCAACCTTCATCGGTTACTAACACTCAAACATATACCGCCGCACCTGCCACTTTAGTTTACAGAAATGGTGGAGGTGGAGGTGGCGGCGGTGGCGGAGGTGTTGGTGGTGGTTTTCTAGCAGGAAAAGGTATGCAATACCTAGCAATGACCATTGATGCAATGAACCAAAGAATGGATAATAACTATGACCGTTCTTTGTCAGTTGATAAATTAGGCGTTTATTACCAACAACAGCGAGGCATTTCTCAAATGCAGTACGTTGGAATGCGTCAGCCAATGATGGGCGAACGGCTTGGCTATGGTGGAATTAGCACGCTTCTTGCTATGCAAGCACAAACAGGGTTAAGTGCCCAAGGAAACGCCGCTGGTTTTGCTGGTATGCGTGCGCTTTCTGGCTACTCAATTGGTACAGATCAATTGGCACAGCAAGCCGCCACTCTTGCAGGACCCGCTGCAAACAACAGATTGACGATGATGTTGGGCACTGGTATGTATGGTCTTGGTGGGCAACAACGTTCCATGGACAAAGTCATGCAACAAATTGTCCAAAGGACTGGTCTTACCAATGAGGGAAGGCTTGCTGGTGCTCGTCAAGCAGGGTCTAACACTAGGGCCATGTTGCTGGCATCTGGTGTACCAGAAGACATGGTTGATCAAGTTCTAGATTATGCAAATGCCAATCTTCAATACCAAAAGAAAACTGGCAAAACAACAATGTACGATCCGTCTAAAAAATCAGATCGTCAAATTATGGGTATTGAAAATAATTTTGCAACTCAAGCTGAGGAAACAGCTCGTGTTAAAGAAGGACGTGATGAAAATTACTACAAACGACAGGCAGATAATTTGGCCCAATTTGAGAAGAACACTCAAGCAGTTACAAAAGCTCTTGGGCAATTAGAAGACACGTTAAGTGGCATTGTTGGCTTTAACATATCGTCACGAGGAAATATTTTTAGAAAAATTGGAGGAGCAGCACTGCTAGCTGGTTCTCCTTTTATGGGTACAGCTGGCATCGCAAGCGCTGCAGCTGGCATGGCTTTACTGGGTGACCCAGTTACTGGGGACAAAACAAAAGGTGTGAATATACCTTTTAAAAACGGACAGATACCCCTAGCTGACCTTGTTAATTCACCAGAGTTTTCTCCATTGAATGCATCGTTTAAACATAGACTGTTAAGGATGTTTGAAGACAATCCAAACGTTGGGCTGGCGGATGGTGCCCGTTCGGAAGAGGACCAAAAGGCCTTATTTCTTTCTCGTTACGTAGAATCGGAAAACGGAGATGTGTCGTGGAATGGAAAAAGGTACCGACATGTTAGTGGAGCACCAGTTGCTCCTCCGGGAACATCAATGCACGAATTGGGTCTTGCTGCTGACTTAACTGGAGATTTGGATTGGGTAGAAAGAAATGCAGCAAAATACGGGTTGAAATCTTTTGGTGGTTCACATGGAGAACCATGGCACGTGCAACCTGCTGAACTTCCGAAAACTAGGGCTGAGTACCAAGCGGGCTTAAACGCTGTCCAAAGCGTTGGAACTACAAGTGTTGCGCAACAACTTCAAACAACTAATTTAAAATCATTGCTTGATGACGGTATTGCAGGTGGAGCAGGAGTTGCTGGAAAACAATCAATGCTGGGTGCAACTAACGCACCAACACCTAGTACAGGAGCTGCATCAGGTATCTCAAAACTAGAAACTGCCCCAACCAATAAAGCAGAGGCTTTTGTAAACCAAGCGCTAAAAGCGCAAGGAGACACTTACGAATACGGCACAGCTAGAGATTTTTCAAATCCAGATCCTGACAAATTTGATTGCAGTGGTCTTGTTATTTGGGCAGCTAAACAATCTGGATACGAAGCCCCTGGTTTTGGAAACACAAATGCCGACGGTCTTTTAAAATACACTGAAAAAACTGGTGGAGCATTATCTCCCGAAGATGCCAAAAAGAAAAAGGGGGCATTGCTTTTTAGAAAAGACGGAGACGCTCCAGCACACCACGTTGCCATCAGCCTTGGAGATGGTTCAACAATGGAAGCAAAAGGAACAAAAGAAGGTGTCGGAATATTTCCAGAAAGAAACACTTGGAATGCTGGTGGAGAACTTCCGGGAATGTTTGCCGCCGTTGGTGACCCTGTTTCTAAAGAACCAACACGTGATTCTACAAATGTGCAGGTTGCAGGCAGCACTAATGTTACAATTGCTCCTAATATCTATGTGACCTCCACTGGAAACAATCCGGCAGACGCAAGGCGTATGGCTGAAGAAATAGCCCGATTACTGGATAATGATCTTAAAAGAGAACTGTTGAGAACAAACTAATGCCAAGAAATCCACTTAACTTATTTAGCGATTCTAAAAATGAATATAACGCAAAAATAAAAACAACACTTGAAAATTTAGTTAAACCATCTTCTAGGGATAATCCTCCATTTATTTGGCCTGGAGTAACCACCCACGATTTAAGCAGCATAAATGGAAAATACAAACCACTGCGTGGGTATATTCGTAGACTAAATGAATTTTATAAAAAAATGGGTTTAACTTCGTCAAATATTAGCAACAGAAAATGTAATTTTCAATTTCAACCTGACACTGTGGTGCGTAATGTTTCCGGAAACAGTTACGACACTCAATACTTCTTTAATCAAGATCCTGGACAATTGACTGTACCCATTCCCGGACAATCAACTTTTAACATTAAGCTTATGTTTAACCGAGAACCGGAAGTTGCAAGCAATAAATATCTATCGTTTGATAGAAGATTAATTTCGGGTTTTGGTGTACGTCCTTCTCCAACAATTAGTGACACCAGCGATTCTACGTTTGCAGAGAGCGTATACAACCCAAGTTGGGTAACTAAAATTGGGGTTCTTGCTGACGTTTTGGTTTTAGATGCGGTAATCGGACAAGGTATTAATGAAGAAACTGTGTCAATTGTTAAAAAGATTGCTGAAGCTGCGGCAGCAGAAGCAAAGAAAAATACAACTGCTCCGGGAACAACATTAACCGATAGGCAATTGGATGCTCAAGACAAAAACGCCTTTACTGAGGCGGCTGCTAAATTTTGGGCAGGGGCTTCTGACGACAATCCTAATATAGGAAACCAAGCATTTTTGGTTCCGACTCCAGTTCGTATTGTTCTTTCAAACAATATGATGGTTGAAGGTTTTGTTTTGCAAAGCGCTGTAAATTTTCACAAATTTTCTAAAGATTTTATCCCTACTCAAGCAACTGTAGAATTAAGTGTACAAGCTTTGTACATTGGTTTTGCAAAACAAACAACAATGCTTACTGCCGAATTGCCAACGGGTGAAAGTGAAAATGGCCCAGATTCTTCAGATTACGCTACTGAAGCTCAAGAAGCTCAAAAGTCAATAACAGATGGTTTACTTTCTATATATAGACAAGGAACTATCTCTTCTTCGTTTGAAAGTAAAGATTTACTAGATTTATTACTTACTGTTGATCCAACAAAAGAACTTGGGTTTTCTTGGAGCACGACATTTGATGCTTACACTTTTATAAACACCACACTAGCTCCACTTACAGCTGGTGCCCCAGAATGGTTTTGGGAAGGGGACATAAAAATGTATTGGGATTCCTATATAGACGGGGCACCTACACCTAGAGGTCTTACAAGAACATCTGCTGGCGGTGGGCAAGTTGTAAAAGGGGTTCCGCCTTCACCCACGCTACAACAATGGGGTAAGTCTGATTCTGAACCCTTTACACTTGCAACTGGGTCTGGTGCGTTAAAAGCACAAGCAGTCGCTAGTGGAGGGTTGTCATACTTTTTTCATGTCATACAAAGAGATAAGACCCCTTGGAGTTTAAGTTTGCCTGGTGCTCTTGCTGTGGTAAGACCCTACGAAGAAGATAAATTTACAGTAAAAATATCAATAAAAATTAAAGTTAATGTCGGCGGTACATTTTTTGACGTTGGTCAAGAAGTTACGTATCAGAGAACAGTTGCTGCTGGTGATAATGTTTTGTTTAACAAAACAGGATTTAATTTTACTCCTTTGGTAAAAACTTAAAATGACAATTAACTCTTTATCTCGTTATCGCCTCGCTGTGGCCCCGGATGGCACAGTGGTGGCTGAACGAAAAAACTATACAGAAATAACCGTTCAAATTTACATTGTGCAACCAGGGGACACTTTTGAAAACCTCGCAGCAAAAATATATGGAGATAGTTCCCAACATTGGAGATTACTAGATTTAAACCCACAAATAGATTTTTCATTTGATTTACAAGCAAATGATCGTATTCGCATCCCTACATGATTACTACTAACGCTACTAGCGATTCCGCTATTATCACTGTTGACATTGAGGGCGGCACTGTTCCCGACAACCAAATAGGAAACGTTGAGTTAACCTTTTCGGAAAACAAACACGATATAGCTACTATCACCTATGGAGGTTTTCCAGGAATGGCTGTAGTGGCTTACAAAGGACTCCCTGTACGAATAACAATTGGAAACAATGAAGCAAACATAATTGAGTTTACTGGATATGTTGCTTATGTTGAAGTTGAATCATTAACAAGAATGGGAACTGTAAATGATTCATTGATACAAATGGCTAAAGTTGTGTGCTTTGGTAGTAGTTATCAAATGAAACCTTTGCAAAACACGACTTATGCTAATAAAACTATAAAACAATTAGTTGAAATAATTGCTTCTAAATACAATTTTTCGTACTCAGTTCCCAACAACAGTTATGTTTTTCCTTTAATACCACAACAAGGAATTAGCGACTGGGAATTATTAGTAAATACAGCAACGAAAATTGGTTATTCAGTAACAGCTAATACCACACATTTAAATGTTTATGATCCTTTTTCGTTTTATGTAAAGAGCGCTCCAATTACAATTCTTCGCACACTAGAGTCAGCCGAAGGTATTGAAAAGTCTCCAGGAAATATTTATGAGTTTAATGGTTTTTTTGGAGATGTTACTCCTCAAGGAGACGCAGTAGATTGGACACTAAAGTCATTAGACGTTAAGGGCAAAGAAATAAAAGTTTCATCTACGCAAAATACCCCCAGTGGATTGGGCACTAAACTACCAACAAGGTTTACCCATGAAATAGGCATTAATACAACCTCAAAAGCAACGTTAGACCAAGTTGTTAAGAAATATACAAGAAATTCTTATGGGATGACTGCCGTTGTTAAGGTTGTTGGCATTTCTACGGCGATGCCTGGAAGACTTGTTTTAATAGATTCGTACAATTCAGAATTTGATGGCTATTGGTTAATTGAAGAAGCTACTCACCATTTAAATGAAAAACATTACATTACAACACTTAAGATAAAAACCGACTCAATTAATAGAACTCCTTTAACAATTCTTAAAGAATCTCCTTTTAAAAGCTCACCTCCTTCTAAACTTTCTAACAATTTATGGAAAGCCACAACTGAAGAGGCATATGTATACTGAGGTCTTCCAACCCTACATACACAGGGCAATTGTTTCTGCATCTAACTCATCTACGGGTGAAATAAAGGTACGAATACCTTCTAAGTTTGGCCCAGAGCTGACATTAGATATATCATTTATAGGTAGAAAAAAAGTAAGTGGCGTTTGGCCTGTACCAGCAATTGGAGATCAAGTCGTGGTTACTACCGATAACTCTGATTATACAAATGTTTTTATTCTTAATGTCAATCCCATAGTTTAGGTTAGTTATGTCAATCATAAAAATGCCAATGAATATTTCCACCTCAGGTAAACTTGCAGCAATTCAAAGTATTGAGGAAGCTGTAAAACAAAAGTTTATAGATTACCTGTCTACTTCAGTGTTCCAGCGCCCAATGTTTCCTATGTACGGAGCAAACACAAACGTGTTGTTATACGAAAATTTTGATCCTTTAGTCTTTGAAGAATACAAAGTGGAAGCGCTTCAAGGCATGCGAAGACATATTTCCGGAGTTCAAGTACTAAACTTACACTTGGAAGGACCTAGTGAATTCAACGATTCCACAATAAGAATGACAGTAGAATATCAAATACCCACTGTTGGTAGACAACAGGCAACTGTTGCCGTAGTGCTACCATCTGACCTTACCGAGGATTCTAGTTTATGAGCACATTTGATTATACAAACCGAGACTACGCATCTATTCGTGCCGATCTTTTGAATCGTGCATCTGTAGTTTTCCCGGAATGGACATCGCGTGATAGTTCAGATTTTGGCATATTGTTTGTTGATCTTGTTTCGTATATGGGTGACATTTTGCATTACTATATAGATCAGGCTGCCAAAGAGTCTTTTTTAGAAACAGCAACTAGACGTTCATCTTTGTTAGCAATTGCAAGTTTGCTAGATTACGTTCCTCAAGGAAGGACGTCTGCACAAACAACAATAACGTTAAATGCAACAAATTCTCTGGCCACGGATGTAGCTCCTATTTTAATTCCAGCAAACACTAAGTTCACAGCCAACCCGCTAGTTAACACTGCTGAATCCGTTATTTTTACATCTAACCAAGCGATTGCTTTCAACTCTACTGGGACTTCTATTGTTGGGTACACTACTTATGCTAAAACAGTTCCTGCAACGCTAAGCTTAACTGAAGGGGAATTTTTTACAGAAACGTTTACAAGCAACGGACAGGTCAGTCAAAGATACACATTGTCCAAAACTGGTGTTGTGACTAACTCACTTGTGGTGAACGTTGCAGAGGGTGTATTAGGCGCAAATGTTCCTTATTCACAAGTTACACGGTTAATTGAAAACACTAATTCTGACAAAGTTTATGCAACAAGTATTCAAGCCGACGATAGCGTTGTTGTTCAATTTGGTAACGGAATTCACGGAAAAATTCCAGCAACCAATGCCGTAGTTACTATTACCTATCGCAAAAGCCGCGGATCAGCTGGCAACGTTGAAGCAAACGCCGTAACCGCTTTTTATTCGTTGTCAAATGCGTTTGGTCCGACATACGACGGAATTGTAATTACACCAAACACGACTCGTGCATTTGGCGGTTCAAATTCAGAAAGCATTACATCTCTTAAAGCAAACATTCCAACGTCGTTTAGGTCTCAAGATAGAGCAGTGTCTTTACAGGACTACGAAGATTTGGTTTTGCGAGTTCCAGGAATTGTCAAAACAAAAGCAGAAATAGTCTCTGGGGCAACCGCCAAACAAGGCGTAGTAACTAACAAAGCCAAAACATCGTCGGTAGCTACTTTGACAACAAGTGCCGCCCATGGTTTGTCCGTTGGTGAATACGTTGGAGTATTTAACGTTGACGACACGTTTGATGGTACGTACGTTGTAGCAAGTACACCTAGTTCTACAACTTTTACTTACGCCCTTGTTTCAGCAAGCGTTGCATCGGCAAGCGTTGCATCAACTGCAACCTATAAAAATGCGCAGGTTAAGATTTATGCACTAACAGCACAAGACACATACGATGGAACATTAGCCGTTAGCCCCACAACAAGTCCTCTCACCTTGGACACGACTTATAGGGATTTGATTTATGACTACATTTCTCTTAGAGAAATAGTTGGTGTTAATTCTGTTGTAATTCCTAGTGTTGTTTTAGATCTAGTAAAAATTACATGCAATGTATCTGTTTTACCAAGCTATATTCAAGACGCGGTAAAAGAAGATGTAGAGGTTGCAATTAAAGCATTGTTTGAGTTTGACGATGTGTCATTTGGGCAGACAGTTACACTTGGAACTTTGTATCGTGCCATCTTGGATGTAGACGGTGTTGACTACGTCAGCGTTTCTCGTTTTACTAAAGGAGCAACTAACGTAATTGACACTGCATCATTGATCCCCGCGGTTGAAGGTGTCCAGGCCGCGGCAAACCAATTGTTGTTGTTATCGGAACTAAGTGTTACAGCTAGTGGTGGAGTCGCCTCTGTCTAATGGCATATAAATCTTTTAGGATTCGTCGCGTTGACTTAATTGCAAGTCCTGACGCCAACCCGTTTGGTTCGTATGTTCGTGGTACAGACACAGATGCTCCAGTTGGACAAACAAGGTTGGATTCAGACAGCTCTTTAAGAGCTGATGGTTTTATTGCACCAGTTGGTGTACTAGATGTTGATGCAACGTTTGAAGCAACAGCAACAACACATTCTTCCGTAAGTCTATCGTGGTCTTCATTTTTAATTGAAAATCCCGCAACAAAGGAAGGAGGAGACACTTCTATTAGAGATGTTGTTGTTGTCTATTCTAAAACAGGTGCTCCTGAAACAGTTGCCGATGGTGTAATTATCAAAGAACAAATTTATACAGACACAACTTACGCAGTAACACATACAGGTGTTCCATCAGGAGAGTGGGCTTACTATTCGTTATTTTTACATTGGAACCAAAACGGAACGGGTCCAGCGGGCGTCAATTGGTACGAAAGAGTTGCGACATTACAAGAGTTAGTGCCTTTTAACCACCACACAACCGATGCTTTGTGGGAACGCATACCATCTCATCATCGCATTGCCGACATCAACGGAGCCGACACAGATCCAGAAGGTTTATCACGGGGATACCTTTACCGATATTTAGATATCTTTGGATTTGAATTTGACCGAATTAGAACATTACTTAATTCGGTAGTTCAACAGTATGACCCAGAAAAAACAGAAACAGAATCTATAGACCAACTGGCTACCATGTTTGGTTTGGAAGTCTCTATTCAAGATTTAGGAACATCACGAATTAGGCAAATCTTAAAAGACATTGCTTATTATCGCCAACGTAAAGGAACGCTTGAAGCAACAAAACAATATTTGATTGCTGTAACTGGTTCTGAAGTTGATGTCATTGAATCAACAAGTAGTCCTCGTTACACGTTTAACATACACGCAGAAAAAGCAAACTTAGTAGCGGACTCGTTGTTTGTAATTGAATCTGCTACTAAAAAATGGGATTTAACAACACAAACTGCTTCTGTTGCTTACACTAAATCCGGTCAGTACATTACGGTCACCAACTCAGGAAGTTCATCCGCACAGTTTGCGTTGATGTCCACAGTGGCTGTTCCAGTAAAAGACAACACTGATTACTGGTCGTCTATTGAAATCACAACGGCTTCTGCCGGAAGTATTTGGGGTGCTCAATGGGCATCTGCATCGGCATCATGGTCGGATTGGTCAACCAGTAATCAAAGCGATCAAATCATTCCCGCAAACCTAAGTCCATCTGGTAGAAAAGTAATATTAGCGCCAACACAAAGCACTACGGCTATGCTGTACCCGGTTCTAATTTTTGGTTTAGCGGCTGGTGTGTCAACAACAATAACTGAATGGATGGTTGAACCTAACTCTTACGGCGCGTTTTTTAATGGTGATTCAGATTTTGGTGGATTTGTTTACCAAAACAACTTTGCTGACCACCAATGGTCCGGCAGCCAATACGCATCTTATTCAACTTATTCAACTAACAGAAAAAAGACTCAAGAGACTATCGCTGATTTGTTGCCAAAACTATTACCAGTCACTATGCTTCTAGATACATCTATAGATAAAACGATTAACTACGATTGGATACCAGGAAAAACGTGAACTATATAATTTGTGCATTAGCCGTTTACAAACTGTTGCAAGTAATTGATTTACTTTTACCTAAGGAAGCAATGCCTTGGGTTAAAGTTCTAGCGGGAGTCGTAGTTTCTTACGGCGCTTCTTTTGTTGTCGGTGTAGACAATCTTTGGTTGGGAGGTTTAGTCATTGCTACACTTGCTGGCCTCTGCCATACGGTGCTACGATGTCTGACTTATCTAGGAGATATGGCACATAACAAGTCTTTAAAATAGGAGGACAACATGCAAAAGTCTAGGTACTACCTGATAGCAGGTACAGGTAATGCAAGCGCAAATGTAATTGAAACTGGTTTAAGTGACGTGGCATTGACCACAAAAGAGTTTGTAGTTCTTTGGACAGGCAAACCCACAGATGGTCAAGGTCGCGTTTACGATTGGCTCATAGAACATTCAGCGTCATTTACAGTGGTCCATTCTGATAACAAAGTTCATCATCTGGTTGAGGGTGCTGCGAACCGAGTCTTAAAAGTAGACAATCTTATTGAGGACAGTTTGGACAGTTATCCAGAAGCCACAGTGCTTGTTTTGTGGGATGAAATGGCTACTTCTGACCAACCGACGCAGTTTGTAGAAGAGGTTGTTCTTATGGCTAATTCAAAGGGCATGGAGACTTTAGACCTTTGCAACGGTTTAGTCCCACTAACAGTTGGGGAACCAGTAGAGGATAAGCCCGCAGAGGCCTCTAGGAAGCCCCAGGATGCGTCAAAAAAGGATGCCCTTCCCCCTACACAGGATGTGGTTTCCAACCTCTCTAATGCGCTCTATACGCTTACATACGTCAAAGATGGGAACTTGGCATCTGTTAGCGGGCACAAAGACAAGATAATAGGGTTTCTTAACCTACAGTGAGGGCGCTGGTAAGAAGGGAAACCAACGCCCCCACTATCAAGTAGGCCTTGCGCAGTTACTAAGTGACTCGCAATGGTAAACGGGAGAAGGGAACCGTTTACTTACCAAAAGCATAACACGATCTTTAGAGAGGATGCAATCATATGAAACAGAAAAGTGCAGGCGAGAACACTAAACTAGGGGGGCCTTGGATTTCCATACCTACTTGGGTTGTTAAGTATATGAAAGGTGATTCAGTGGCATTGCATGTACTCACATGTGCCATTGGGTACATGAACACACATGACCAAACTTTGTCTACCACATATGACGTTTTAGCAAGGGATACTGGGTACAACCGTAGGACTGTGATTAGGGCAATGCATCGCTTGGTTGAGATTGGGGTTATCCGCAAAATTGTAAAGATGGGAAGATACGGAAAGAACATGCCAAATTTGTACGTAATTACGTACAATACGGCAGCCGCAGAAGCCTTAATTAATGGGGGTGACTCTGGAGACACTGGGGTATTTAGTAGTGACTCCAGTGACACCCCTGGGGTGACTCCAGAGACACTCATATTGAGTGACTCCAGTGACACCCAAATAAGAAAGAAAAATAATTATAAGAAGGAAAACCAAAAGAAAAGAAAGGGAACTAAGAGCTTGGATCTATACTCAACGGACAGTCGGTGGAACCGACAGTTAAAACTTACCGATGGGAGAAACAGCAATGGTTAAGGGCATGCGGTGGATGTGGGAATACAGCGAAAAAGAAATGAACGATAAAGGAAAAGAAGTTTTGGTGTACAAGTTATCTTTGACTCCGGTAGAAAATGCAAAAAAGATTAGGGTCATGTACATCGTTGATAAAGCCAAAAAGAGCTTGGATAATGATTGATGATTGGGGCGGTAAAACATTAGGCGCCGATGAACCTGTTAGTAAGCCACCCGCCAAAAAGAAAAGTTCAACAACTGGCTTGGTAGCTTACTTTAGAGACGCAACGATCAGTAAAAACATGACATTGAATGCGCCAGTTAACGGCATAGCGTTGATGAAAGTGTTTAAGAACTTACAAGAAAAAGGCGTGACAATAGAACAAATTTATAAAATGATTGATGTGTTTGCCCACGAGATCAAACAAACACCATTGCCAACAGACGTACCAACGTGGAAGGGATTTGCGTCGCGCTTGGATTCCCTAAAGAAAAAAATAGATACACCACTGTCAAAGTACGATTACTCCGAATACACTGTTGACAAGAGACTGATGAAAGGTACACATGAGTGAATGGCACTCTGCAAAGTATTGGCGCAACAGGCAACCTATAGAGCGTTTAAAAAATGCGCATATACCTAAACGATTTACTAAAAAAACTTTAGACGACTACAACACGGATTTGGGAAGTCCTGATGTTGTCACATATGTTCGCCAGTGGTTAACCAACATTGAACACAACAAAGAATGCGGAGAAGGTCTTTACTTCTTTGGCGGTTCTGGAAGTGGGAAGACACATGTTGCATGTGGGTTGCTTCGTGAGATCGTTTTAAATCACCAACTAAGTGGATTCTTTATAACGGCTGAAAAGTTTGTTGAAGCATCGTATGACGAAATGAATCCCGACAATGTTTTATCTGACATGTACTCCGACGAATACATGCTGAAGTACATCAACGCCGTGTACGACGTTTTGGTTTTGGACAACCTTGGTTCAGAACGAATGACTGACTTTACAAAAAAGGCAATTACTTCTATGTTGAATAGTCGTTACGAACAGCAACTAATCACAATCATTACTAGCGAAATTCCATTATCACGTTTAAGTGATATTTACGGACCACGTGTTGCTTCTATTCTTAGCGAGTGTTGCTGCGTATTGCCTTTCTTAGGAAAGGACTATCGTTTACTGGACCCACACTATGCAGGGGAATGATTTAGCTTCCTTTTCTCCAATTTCTCAAGCAACAATGTTTGAGGGCGTTCTGGCATCAGAGCCGGAAGGGTTGTCCAAGCTTAGGTCACGTGTTGCCCTAACTACTAAAAATTGGGAACAGTACATATCTTTTTGGAAAGTAAACGAGATACCAGTCAAACATGCAATTGATTTAATCAACAGATATAACGTGGGGATAGTTGTTTATACGCTGTTGCCCGACTATCTTGTTGACAGCATTGAAAAATGGTTAATCAGAAAAGGGATATCAACAGTAGTAACGTCGTATAAATCAATTGAGGAGTTAGCATACGACCTCAGGTTTTTTCCGTCAATACAGAAGGTGTACACAGCAAATGAGGAGCACGCAAAGATTATTGGATTTAGATCCACGGTGGTTACACCCAAGACTGCGTGGTCTGCATAATGGCTAGTGCAGAACATCTCTTAATAAGCAAGGTAATTCAAACTAAAGACTTATCAGTTGCTCTAAAAGCTGGAATAAAAGAAGATCACTTCACAGCAGAGTGGTCCAAGGTTTGGTCATGGTTAATTATCTTTTGGCGAGACCACGGCGAAGTTCCATCCAAGCGAGCGCTCAGTCAAGAGTTTGGAGACATTCGTTTAATTACCGCCGAAGACGAACCATTCACGGCGCTCATTGATGAAGTTTATGAGGCGTATCGTCACCGTAATTTGCTTGAAGCTATGGCGCTTGCGATGCCCTCTTTGGAAGCTGGTGACACCGCTAAAGCGTTGTTAGACCTTGCTAATGGTTTGCAAAAAGCATCTGCAGAGACAGCACGATTGCGTGACATCAACTTGATTGAAACCTGGGAATCACGAGTTGACAAATACAAAGAATTACAAAACACACCAAACGCATTGCGTGGCATCCCAACTGGTTTGCTCGGCTTGGACAGAATCACATCTGGGTTTAGGCCACAGCAACTTATTACGTTTGTAGGTGAAGCCAAAAAGGGTAAGTCATTGATGACGCTCATCATGGCAAATGCCGCCCACCTTCACGGCAAGTCACCGTTATTTGTTTCGTTTGAAATGTCCGCTGAAGAACAAGCAGCACGATACGACGCAATTGTTTCTAAGGTTGCTTACACGAACATCTTGCGTGGCTCGCTGACTGACAACGAGTTGGAAAAGATTGCAAGCACTTTGCGTATGCGAAAAAACATGCACCCATTTGTGGTCACAGAAGATACATCTTCGCTAACAACAGTCAGTGCACTTGCTGCAAAGGTAAAAGAATTTAAACCCGACATCTTGTTTGTAGACGGTGTGTACTTAATGGACGACGAGAACGGTGAGCCTAAAGGTTCGCCACAAGCGCTCACCAACATCACTAGGTCTCTAAAACGTTTGGCACAGAACGCAGACATTCCAGTCATTGGAACCACTCAGGTTCTGTCATGGAAGCTTGGTAACAAGAAGTCTCGCAAAATCACTGCTGACTCAATTGGCTACACATCATCTTTTGCCCAAGACTCAGACCTTATTGTTGGCGTGGAGTCAGATCCTGATATTGATAATCAGTCAATTATCCGTGTCGTTCTTGCTCGTTCTGCACCATTAGGTGAGATTCGTATTAACTGGGATTGGAAGAACATGGACTTCACAGAAGTAGGAGAGGACGATGACGATGACGACAGCGATTCATGGTACTACTGATATTGCAGATGTTTTAAAAAGCCTAGGTGTTGATGTCGTCCGCGTTGGCGACACAGAAATTTCCGCTAGGTGTCCGGTACACCTAAACAGAACTGGTAAGGCTGATAGATCCCCGTCATGGTCTATGAATGCTTCCAATGGTTTATGGATCTGTTATTCATGCGGTGCTAAAGGAACATTGTCTCATTTAGTTTCTGAGTTAACAGGTGAGTCTGACTCCATTGTTGCTGTGCATGAATTTTTAATTAACAATGGTCTTACCAGATTAACTAACCCAGTAGAAGTAGAACCTCAACAGCCAGTTGTGGATTGGATGGCGTTTAGTAAGTTTGCCGTTCCTTCAGATGAGTTGTTGGCAAGTAGGAATTTAGATAGAGATGCCGTTCGTAGGTATGGTATCCGATGGGATACCTCTTCAAGAGCGTGGGTTATTCCTATCGTGTCACCCTTTGGAGAACTTCTAGGTTGGCAATCCAAATCTAAAACTAAAGTTTTGAATTATCCAATAGGGGTCTCTAAATCAAGCACGTTGTTTGGGCTTGACAAAGCAGATTGCGATACTTGCGTTTTGGTTGAGTCCCCACTTGACGTTGTTCGTTTACACACCGCAATGGGTGGGTGTTGTGGACTAGCCTCATTTGGCGCCCATATAAGCAAGACACAAATTTCATTGCTTGCTAATCATGTAAGCAAGTTGATTGTTGCATTAGACAACGATTCAGCAGGGATAGCAGCGGCGCAAAAATTAAAAGAAAAATTGCCTGCGTTCAGAACTCCAGTATTGTGGGCAAAGTATTCTCATACAGACGCAAAAGACATTGGTGACATGACAGACACAGAGGTTTACGAATCAATATCTAAAGCATCAGTATTCCCATGGTGGTTGCATGTTTAAAGGAAAACTGTATCCTTTTCAACAAGAAGCTTCTGAAGCCATGGTGGACCGTGGTCAAATGTTATTGGCGTTAGTCATGGGTGCTGGTAAGACCATTACAACCTTATCCGCTTTGGAAACCCTAAAAGACCAAGGAGAAATAAAGAAAGCTTTAATTGTTGTACCTTCGTCACTCAAGTACCAATGGGAACGAGAAATTCAGAAGTTTACCGACTCTGTTTGCATTGTCATAGATGGGACAATCAGCACCAGGAAAAAACAATGGAGGGCATCACTTAGTGCCACTTATGTCATCGTCAATTCAGAATCATTAAAAAATGATTTGGCAGATTTTGAAAAACAGACGTTTGATGCAATGGTTGTTGACGAAGCCACAATTATTAAATCAGCTAAAGCTAGGCGTTCTCGTTTGATTAAGCGCATTGGCAAGAGGTATCACTATCGTTTTGCATTAACGGGTCAACCAATAGAAAACCGTCCAGAAGAATTGTTTTCCATCATGGAGTTTGTTGACCCCAAAGTACTGGGTAAAGTTGACATCTTTGATAGGACTTTTATCGTAAGAGACAGGTTTGGTAAACCAAGTCGCTACCGCAATTTAAAACAACTACACAGAAGTATGGAAGGGGTAATGATTCGCAAGACGCGAGAGGATATTGCTGATCAACTTCCACAAGTTGTACAACAAGTTATACCAGTTCCCTTTGACACGGCTGGTGCTGTTGTCTATAGAAAAATTGCTCATGACCTGTTGCAGTCAATTCAAAAGGCAATTTCTCAGACAGGAAGAGGGTTTGACCTTTGGAGCCACTATTACGGTTCTTCAGGAAACAAAGAAGCACAAGGTGACATTATGTCAAAGTTAATTGTGTTGCGTATGTTCTGTGATAACCCAGAATTAGTTCACTGGTCAGCGAAAATGTACGCTGATGCGTCTAACGACCAAGGTAGCGAATACGCAAACAAACTGGTTAATCAAGGCATTATGCCACCAACCTCCGGCACACCAAAGTTGGAGGCCGTGGTGCAGTACATTACAGATGTTTTAGAACAATCCCCAAACAACAAAGTTGTTTTATTCTCGTTCTTTAAGGAGAACCTTAGACTAATTCAAAAAGCAACTAAGCAATTAACTAACAGCGTTTTGTTCATGGGCGGAATGACAATGCTGGATAGGGATTCATCCAAACAACAATTTACGCAAGACCCCAAGACACGTTTGTTTTTGTCCTCAGATGCGGGTGGTTACGGCGTTGACTTACCCGTTGCTAACTATCTAATCTCTTACGACCTGCCCTGGTCAGCAGGTAAGCTTGATCAAAGAGAAGCTCGTATCATCAGACTTTCCTCAGAATTTCCGCATGTCAATGTTGTTTCATTTGTGATGAAAGGTAGCATTGAAGAACGACAATACGAAATGTTACAAGAAAAAAGAAATATTAACAAAGCGTTTATTGATGGTGGATATGACACCAAAGGGGACTATAAACTTACTTTGGGAGCACTATCCGATTTCATAGCACATAGCGAGGTATGACATGAGCAAAATAATTAGACAACAACCTGAAACAACTTTTGATGAAACATACGTTAGTAAACTTGTTAGCGAGTTTCAAAACCATAAAGCAATGTTGGAGACAACACAAAAGCGTTTAGACGGGTTTAAAAAAGAATTGACCGAGATTCTTGATGCACACGGAAAACCCGACGACAAAGGAAACCTTTGGATCAATCTTCCAACATGCGAAATTAAAAGAGAACGTCGCATTTCCAAATCATTCAATGCGTCTGCAGCAGAAACCTGGGCAAAAGAAAATGGGTATTGGGATACGGTTAAAGAAGTTATTGAAACTATTAGCGAAGACCTACTTCTTGGTCTAGCATGGGATAACGATGAACTTCAAGAAAAAGTTAAATCATTCTACGTGGAGAAGGAAACGTGGGCTTTAAAGGTGTAGAGGATTACCCAGGAAAGCGCCCTCCAAAGAACAGGACGAAGCGTAAGCCAAAGAAGATTGACGACCCGTTTTTTGGAGTCAAGTCTTCTCATTACGTAATTAAAGGCGAACGCACTGAGGTGTTCACAATTGGACAATTAGCCAAGGTTTTAGGAAAGAAAACAATAACTGTTAGAACTTGGGAGAAGAAAGGAATTATCCCAAAACCCATATACCGGACAGCACCCCCAGACGGAGGACAACTTCCTGGAGTAGAGTCAAAAGGAAGGAGGATTTATACACGTAAGCAGGTAGACTTGATAGTGTTCGCAGTGAACACGATAATTGGAGATACACCACCAACTACCGTGACAGCTGAGAACTGGAATAAACTAAAGCAATACATAACAGACAACTGGAAAAAATAAAACACACACACAAAGGACAAAAACAAATGCCAAATAAATACGACGATGACTTTGACACAGACGAAGTAGAGTTTGATTCGCCTGTCAAGGTTGCAACTAAGAAAGAATCCCTCACTCAAAAAGAGCGAGTAGAAACACCAGTGGCTAATCCTGGAAAGAAAAGCGTAATCAACCGTGGTTGGGGTGCAGCACAAAAAGTGCAAGAGTCAACTTCAGCGTTTGCTCAACGTTTCAAAGTCACGGAAGACCCACAAATTATTAAGTTCCTAGAGGACGAACCTTATGCATCGTTTCGCACACACTGGATTGATGGCCGTGCTGGTCAGAAATCTTTTGTTTGCTTGGCAGATCATCCTGAAGGTTGCCCACTTTGCGACGCTGGTAATCGCCCATCAACCAAGTTTGCTTTCAACATTGCAGTACTTGGGGAAGAAGGAGACTTGTCAGTTAAGTCATTTGAGGTTGGCGTTCGTTTGATTGACCAACTCAAGAACTTCCACACAAATCCACAGCAAGGTCCGTTGTCCAGACATTACTGGGCAGTATCAAAAACTGGTAAGGGCGCACAAACACAAACTATTCTTCAAATGGTTCGTGAGCGTGATTTGTCAGAGTGGTCAATGGTTGGTTACACAGATGAAGATATGTCTGTGCTTAAGCGCAACTGCTACACACCTGAAATCATTTCAGTACCAACACGTTCAGAACTTTTGGACATCGCATCCGAAATTAACGACGCACGGTAATCAATGTATAAGACGGTAAACACCGTTGATGACTTAAAGCAAATAGTAGATGTAGTCACGGAGTTTGGCTCATTTGCTTTTGACATTGAATCACGGGGTGTTCTTGAGCGTCATGATGATATAAATACACATTTTCAAAAAGAGTGTAAACAGCACATTGCGACGCTTAAGAACCCCAGTGAGGACATTGTTGAGAGGTCTACTGAAGCTATTCGTCAACGTTACTTAAAAGATCTTGCGGTCAATCCGCTTCGCAATGAAGTGTTTTGGTTAGGCATTGCGACACATGGACACTCATGGGCTATACCTATGGGGCATAAACTAGGAGAGGTTCTTGTACCAGAACAGCGTGGTGATGGAGCAACATTGCCACCTTTGGAATACCGAAAAGTTTTAAAGAACGGTAAAGTTTCAACAGCTAAAACAAAGTACTACATTCCTGCTGTTCACGCAGATCCTCCGGCTCAGTTATCTCGCTATGACGTGTTTGAGTGTCTACGCCCATTGTTTTTTGGCAATGCAGTAAAGGTAGGGCACAATGTAAAGTTTGACGCTTTATCTATTCAAAAGTATTACGGAGAATTACCACCAGGACCATATAGGGACACAATGGTTCTGCAACATATTTGCGATGAGAATATTTCAAGTTTTTCTTTAGTTAACTTAATTGCTCATAATTTTGGTGATCATGCTCCTTACGATAAAGAAGGAAAGCTTGGTAAAACAATTGATTTGGCGACATACGGCGCCGCATCCCGTTATGTCCATTTAGATGTTCGTTGGACATGGATGTTGTATGTAAAGTTGATGGCTAAACTAAAGGCAGAATCTTCATTGCTGTCAGTAATGGAACAAGATATGGGTGTGCTTCAGGTATTGATGAGCATGGAACAAGAAGGCATAACCGTAGACGGTTACAACTTAAAAAATTTAAGAAAAGAATTAGACGCAAAGTTAAACGACACTTTATTACTTTTATCAGAGTTTGCTTACCCTGGATTCAATCCAGATTCAAATAAGGACAAGCAATTGTTTTTATTTAACAAAAAGCGAGACGGTGGGTTAGGTTTAAAGCCCACCAAGAAAACACCAAAAGGCGCACCATCAGTAGACACAGAGTCTCTGGAAAGTCTTCGGGGTAAGCATCCAGTCATACCTCTACTTCTTGAGTGGTCTGAAACACAGAAACTAAAAAACACCTATGTAGATGGTTTGTTGCCCAAACTTAATAATAACAAGCTACATCCCTCATTCAATTTACATAGAACAGCCACTGGGCGTTTGTCTTCGTCAGCTCCAAACCTTCAAAACATTCCACGCGACTCCAGCATTAGAAAACTTTTTGTACCACCAGATGGGTACACAATGTTGGTTGCTGACTACGATCAGATTGAGTTGCGCGTTATGGCCATGTTTAGTCAAGACGCTCGTTTACTTGAGATCTTCAAACACAACGAAGACATCCACTCAGCAACAGCCGCTGCTGTGTTTAAGAAAAGTGTTGAAAAAGTCACTTCTGAAGAACGACAAATCGGAAAGGGCGTAAACTTTCTAACGGCTTATGGCGGTGGTTCAAACAAACTTGCTAGAGTTACTGGCATAACACCAGAACATGCCGAAGAACTTTTGGCTTCATATTACAAGAGCTTCTCTGGGCTAACTAAATGGAAGCAGACGTCTATAGCTACAGCAACCAAAAAAGGATATGTTACAACACTTAGTGGAAGACGCAGACGATTACCTGATTTATCTTCTCGTTCGTCTGAATTAGTCTCAAGAGCACAACGACAAGCAATTAACGCAATTATTCAAGGAAGTGCTGCTGACATCTGTAAACAAGCCATGATTGATGTTGACCATGCTTTTAAAGATACTAAAACAAAAATGCTTGTGCAGGTTCACGACGAACTAGTTGCCATCACTCCCGAAAATCAAGAAGAAACATCAATAAACACATTGGTCACCGCCATGGGTCATAATAGAGATATCATGGGAGTCACATTAAAAGTTTCGTGTCACTCGGCACGAAGTTGGGCGGAGGCAAAACAATGACAACCACTCTTGATAAACGAAATTTTTGTTTAATGCTTTCGTCCATTACCGGACAAAGTGTTGCAAATCAACTAGGCTTTGCCCCAGTTTCAAAAGATGTTGAAGAGTTAGAAAATCAATTGATTGAAAATCAATGGGAGACATTACACGATTTTGGAATCTTTGATGAGATCGTGGAATCTGTTGAATGGTTCACTCAAGTATTGTCAACGACACAGCCCGAAATTCCAAAACCGTCTCTTGAAATGGTAGAGAGCACCAAGGCGGTCATCTTGTCTTACAGCATGGCGCTTGTTCAAAAACTATTGTCAAATGGCAAAGTTGCTTTGCTTGGGAATATTGCCTATGATGAAGAGCGCGAAGACGATTAACACAAAATGAGGTTTACACAACATGTCATCGTGGTGGGATAAAAAATTAAGTAACAAAGATCAGCAGGAAAGTTCTTCTTTGCCTCCGGTTACCAAAAATGTAATTCTTCCTGCCCTGCGCCAACAAACAACAACAGTTGCTGTTCAAGAACAAAGAGACCCCAATGGTCAAACAGATATGGGAACAGCAATAAGAACATGGAAGGGTGGGGAAGCCCATCGCCGTGAAGGGTCTCTTACATGCCCACGTTGCGGTAGCAAAAACGTGTTTAGTAGGTCAAACGGTGGTACGCTAGGCCACACACCAGCACCGAGATGTTTTGAATGTGGGTGGAACGGTTTATACGAACAAGCAGACCAGTCATTATGGTCAGTATGAGGAACACAAAATGGAAACTGATTACGAATCAATATCGGCAATCATCAACAAGATAAACAAAAAACAAAACGACGTTTCAATTTTAAGAGCTGATGCTATGCACCAGCAACTAGAACGTACAACTACGGGAATTCTTGCCTACGATTTGATGCTTGGTGGTGGGTGGCCTGCCAATCAATGGTCCGAAATAATTGGTGATGAGTCGTCGGGAAAGACGGCACTTGCGTTCAAAACTATTGCAGCAAACCAAGCACTTGACCCAGATTGGACAGCAGTTTGGGTAGCAGCAGAAGAATTTGTGCCCGACTACGCAAAATCAATTGGTGTTGATCTTTCCCGTTTGTGGGTCATTGAAACCAACAGTATGGAGCAAGCGTACAACTTGGTCATTGAACTTATGAAAAATCGTGCTGCTGATTGTATTGTGATTGACTCTTTACCAGCACTTGTACCAACGGATGAATCAGAGCGCATGATGGATGAGTTCACAGTTGGTTTGGGTGCTCGTATCACATCAAAGTTTTTCCGCAAAGCTTCAGAAGCACAGAAGCGTTCAATGGTAGAAAAAGAACGTTCATGCACTGGCTTGATGATTAACCAATGGCGTCAAAAGATTGGCGTAATGTGGGGAGACAGTAGGACAACACCGGGTGGTCTTGCTAAGAACTTTAGTTACTTTGTTCGTGTTGAAGTCAGACGAGATGAATGGCTTAAAGAAAAAGACGAAATTGTAGGGCAAACAATCAAAGCTCGTACTTTAAAGAACAAAACATACAAGCCATCACAACAAGCAGTTGTTGATTTTTATTTTACTGATGCCACAGGCTTTGCTAAAGGTTCTTTTGATACCTTAAAAGATATGATCAACATTGCAACAGTTATTGATGTCATCACTCGCTCAGGAGCGTATTACGCCTACGGCAGTCAAAAGTGGCAAGGCAAGGACAAGATGCTTGAGGCTTTTAGGGAAGACTTGTTTATGCAAAAAGAATTAAAGCATGACATTGAAGAGTATTACAAAGTGGTTAGATGACCATATTAGGAAGAGATCCTGATAAACATACAAGGATCATGAAGTCTTCTAAGAAACAAGAAAAGAGGACTGCAGACAAATACAAAGGTTCTAGAAACGCTCGTTCAGGAGCTGGTTGGCTTCGTAAGAATGACGTACGTAGCCATGAATATCTTATTGAAAACAAGTTGACTGAGAACAAAAAGACTATTACTCTTAAAGAAGTTGATTTAAAAGAATTGAGAGATCGTGCGTTACTTGAAGATCGTGTACCTGTGTTGCAGTTTGACCTTGCTGGTCGTCGCTACGTGGTCATTGGTGAAGATGATTTTTTGGAGATAACAACCGATGTCTGACATGCGTAATTACAAGAATCTACTTAAGATGAACGGTAGGATTTTGCCAACTGTTGCAATTCAATTGTTAAAAAACAAGAAACAAAAAGACAAGAAAAGAGATACGTCTTTTTTTCATCCCAGCGAGCTATCAAAAAGAGATTGGTGTCCAAGGGCATCTTGGTACACAATTAAGAACGAAGTTAAGGCTGACGAGAACTTTTCTTTTCAACGTTTAAATGTTTTTGAAGAAGGTCATGCTATTCACCACAAATGGCAAACTTGGCTTTGGGAAGCAGGTGTATTAGAAGGTAATTTTCGTTGCGGGTCTTGCCACCATTTATGGTGGGATTTGTCTCCGGATCATTGCCCAGAATGTGGTTCAACCGTTGCATTGAGTTATGCCGAAGTACCAGTTAAGGACGAAGAACACGGTATTAGAGGAAGTGCTGACGGGATTGTTTCGGACAAAAAGGGAAGAACTTTAATTGAAATAAAATCCGTTGGAGTGGGCACGGTTCGTTTTGAAGATTTTGATTTGTACAAACAATATGAAGAAAACCCCAACATGGGCATTGACGGCTTGTGGAAAAAGATTCGCCAACCATTCCCCAGCCATGTTCGTCAAGGTATGTTGTATATGCATTGCACTGGCATACATGACTTGACTTTTATTTATGAATGGAAACCTTCTCAGGAAGTTAAAGAATTTTCAATTAAGTATTTGCCACATTTGGTTCAACCCATACTTGACAATTGCCGTATCTTGTTAGTAGCATTACAACAAAAGATTCCACCTATGCGACCAGCATGGGCAGAAGCAGAGACTTGCAATGGTTGTAAGTATTGTCCATATAAAAACACATGTTGGAGCAAATGATGATTGTAGAAGAAACACCAGAGATGAATAGGTTTTTGAAAACTTTTGCATTGCCTGAAAAACCACACAGCCTACTTCCAGTAGTTCCACGCAACCTTGGTGACATTTCAGAAGTTGAATTGATGTCTTTGTATTCCGAGTTTATGTCTTGGGTTAATTACGCCCAAGCACAGTTAATTGCTGCTGAGATCGTTGAAGAACGTGAATTAAACACATTTGAATATACAAAGGCTTGCATCTTGATTGAACAATGGGGGAACAAAATTAAAGGAGAGCTAGTAACTATTGCCAAAGCAAAGCGTGACGTAGAAGAAAAAGTGCAAAGCCAACAAGAAGCGTACACACAGGCACGTGCATACCGAAAACTTGTGGAAACAGTTTTTGAACGGTGCGAACGAGGTGCACAAGTTTTGTCAAGAGAGTTAAGTCGTCGCATCAGTCTTGCTCCAAAAGAAAACAGAGCTGCAAGGTTTATTGCCTAATCATGCAGATTCGCTGTAATTCTTGTGGCCATACTTTTTCCAACGATGATCGCAGAACCGTGGGGTGTTTGTGCGACAGCGACGCCCCAACTTGGATTGGCGTATCACCTGACAAACGGCTTATATTAATGAGCTATGCCAATTACGACATTTTGGAGGACTAGTGGGTAACAAGCACAAAGCAAAAGGTACTTCATTTGAAACTGCGATTGTTGGTTATCTGAAAGAACAAGATTTTATTAATGCCAGAAGAACAGCCTTGGCTGGGGAGAATGATTCTGGGGATATTCATGGAGTTAAACACCCCGATGCTACCGAGGTGGCAATTCAATGCAAGAACCAAAAGTCATTTAAACTAAGCGAGTGGTTAAATGACACCGTAACCCAAGCGTCTAAGTTGCCAAAGGGATTACCTTTGTTGGTCGTAAAGCGCCCTGGAAAGGGGGCAGCGGCATTGGGTGAATCTTATGCCGTGATGCGCTTAGAAGACATGGTTGCATTGTTAAAATCTGCCAATTTTGCATAACATGGTAATATAGGCTTTCCGTATGATTTACAAACAGGAGTCTATATGTCACAAGAACTTAATCAAAAGGTTGAAGATGTTCTAAAAGTATCAGGTAGTAGCAACCCTCAAAGCGTTGGTTCTATTCTTGCCAGATCTATCATCGCTGGGCATCTCCCAAAGATTCGCGCCATTGGCGCAAGTGCTGTAAACCAAGCGGCAAAGGCGGCTGCAATCGCCCGTGGTTTTGTCGCCCCACGAGGTCTTGACCTTTATTTCATTATTGGGTTTGATGATATTATTGGAGAGAACGGAGAAAGCATTTCAGCAATCTCTTTTAAACCAGTATTGAGGTAGACATGGGCATTATTTTTCACAGAAAACCCCACGGCGGACGTTATGACGACCCACACGGTGTAACAGCACCGCCACCGCCACCAGTAAAAGAAACAAAAGTTTATGGGGAACCTCCCGCTCCAACAAAGAGAGTCTCAATTTCTAGCACGCCACCTGCTTCAACTAAGGCATCACGTAAAGCCGCAAAGAAAAGCCAGAAGGCCATTGAGAAGTCTGGCATTAACGATCCCGCTTATCGTGAAGCCTCTGCAAAACGTGGAAAACAATATACACAGGCAAGGAAACAAGAAGAAATCCGTTTACGTTCTAATAAGACATATAAACAAGAGGCTAAACCAGGCGGCACGGAGAGAGCATACCTTGAAGGTGGTTTTGAAGGTATTGATGAATACCATCGTGGAGTACCAGAGATTTAATATGGGCTACATTCAACCA